AGCTTGGGATCCGCGACCTGCGAGACGTTCTTGGCACCGCGCACGTGATTGAACTCGCCGTCGCCGAAGCGCGCGAGACTCTTGCCCGCAAGAACTGCGTCGATCGTCTCCATCTCCCCGACGACCTTGGGGTATTCAATCTCGACCGCCCTCATGGGTAGTCTCCATCAAGCATTCTGTCTATGCACCGAAGGCAGACGCGGTACTGCCCCCAGAAACCCCGGTCTACCAAAGCCTTTTCGTACCGATAGGTTTCTCCCGAGGATATGCGGTGCCCGTCACCATACGGCGCCAGCCCAAAGAAACACGGATGCGACTTCCTTGCCTTGCGGAGGCTGACGGTTCGGCAAGCTATTTCGCTTTCGTCGCCAGCACATGGATCAAAACTGATATATTCTGCGACCGCCCTCATGGGTGGGTCCTCCTGTGTCAGACCTTGCGCTTGGGCCTCTTGTACTCCCGCGCCTTGTTCATCGCGATGGCAACCGCCTGCTCCTGCGGGTACCCCTCCTTGACCAGCTTCTCGACGTTCGCGCTCACGACCTTGCGCGACTTCCCAGGCTTGAGCGGCATATTATAACCGCAAAAGCCGGCGCCACCACGACTTCTGCGGGGCCGGAACGGGCTCCGCGGGATCCGAGAGAACCCGAATCGGTGCCTCCGGTGGCCCCGTCCAGTGCTCGGTGAATTTGACCGCTTGCCCGGGGTCTACCGCCGAAGGCCACTCGGGGCCTGGCTCAGGCGCCGGCAGCACCGGAATGGCTCGTGCCATCTCGATCAACGCTTCGCGCGGGATGCTCACAACCGGCAGCACAACCGGCTCCGGCGTCACGTCTCGCGGCTTTGGGACCTCGAACGGCACAGTCGCCGGAGTCTCGCGCTCCTCCCGCCAGCGCCGCTCGTCCTCGGAACGCACGAACTGCGCGCGATCCCGGTACCACGGTCGCTCGATCGGCGTCACTCGCTTCGCCATTGCTCTTCCCTCCGCCCGGACAGAACCAACCGCCCCGTCGTCTTGGGCTTGACCGCAACCTCGTACTCCCCCCGGGCGTGCAACGTCCAGTGAAAGCCGGGCATGTTCTTCAGAACCTGCGCAATCCACCAGCGGTCCGGCTGGATCGTAATGTGGGTGTTGCGCCCGTCCGGCAACTTGCTCCCCGCCAACTCGAGCACGATGTTGAAGAACACCCATCGAGCCGTCAAGTCGTGGATCGTCTGCAGCGCCGCCGGGACGTACTCCTCCTCGACGTGCTCCATGACATCTGTGCAGACTACGAGGTCGTAGCGGCCAGGCGGCAGAACGTCCTTGCCCTTCACCCCCGGGTCGTACTCATCCACGATCGCCCCGGGGCGTAGCGCCAGAAAGGCCGGCTTGAACGTGCCGCGCCCGCAGCCGAAGTCCAGCACCGTGACCACGTCGTCCTTGGCAGTGAACAGCGGCGCGATGACCGGCGCCCACAACTCCCCCGTGCCGCCCCACGGGCGCGCGGCGTGCTTCTGCTGCAGAAGCGCCCGGTAGCCCTTGCTCAGGAGCGCCGTCAAGCGTAATCCCTCCTGCCCGGGGGCGCCCACGGGCCAAAATCCCCACCCCACACCTGCACGGCCAGCGACGCAATCATCAAGTCGCTGTACAGCCGGTAGGAGCTTAGACGGTCAAAACGCTGGTTGAATCGCGATACCAAGTGACCCGCCCAGTACAGGCCCCACGCCAGCAGCCATCCGACCGCGCGCTTCATATCCCGCTCCCCGTCGCCTGCTTGAGGTTCATCTCCGACAGCCGGTTGGCCTCTTTCAGGGCGGTCGTGTCGCGCAGCGTCTTGTTCTTCATCTGCTCGGTGCCGAGACGCGTGGCCAGCTCCTCCATCGTGATCTTCTCCTGTAGCGCGAGCTTGGCGTACTCGATCTCGCGCTGTAGTTCGAGCTTGGCCTTCTCGCGCGCGTCGCGTAGCCCGTTGTCCTCCTTGCGGATGTCCAGCTCCATCTTCTTGAGTTCGATCTCCGGCGGCGGAGGCGGCGGGCCGTTCTGCTGCTGGTGCGCCGCCATCTCCTCGTCCGACATCACGAACCGCTGCGAGCCCCGGAAGCCCAGCGCTCCGTAGACCTCGTCAGCAACGTTGATCGACTTGATGCGCTCCGCGATGCCCGGCAGCGCCGCGGTCTTCTCCACGGCGGCCATGAGGCGTTCCACCCGGCGCACAGGGTCCGTGTTGCCCACGGCAACGTTGACCTGCACCACGAGGTCGTGGCGGAACAGGTCGTCCGTCACCTTGTCGAGCCCGTAGCGTTTCCACAGGTCGGTGCGCTTGGCCGCGATGCCCAAGACCACCTCGTCAGTCTCGTAGGCGCGAATGAGCTTCTGGACCTGCTGCAAGACCGGCTCGAGCCACGTCTGGAAGAAGATCGTCAGCCCGTAGTCCTGCACGGACCCCGCCGAACTGCGGATATTGTCCATGCCACCGACCGTCTCGTTGAGTTTGCGGTTCGACAACACGCTGCTCTGTGAGAAGGCGCCCGTGAGTTCGTCGAACTCCGTCGCCAGACGGTCCTGCTCCTGATAACTGGACCCCGTTACGTCCGGGGTGTTGATGACCATCACGTCCTTCTCGGGGTCGTTCACCATCACGCCGCCGCCCGGGACGTTGCGCATGAGCGCATCGAGGTCGGTCTGACTGCCGCGCCGGATGAAATACCGCTTGTTGAGAACGAGTTTCACGTTGTCGAGGCGCTGATTGGCGATGTCGTTCAGCTCCACCTGCATCGAGGCGCCCTGCGCGGCATCGCCGTCCGGGTAGTTCCGATGCGCCTCGATCGACGAATAGCCCACCACGAACGGCCGTTCGCCGGCGGCGAGGTGGGGGTACAGCTCCTGCAGCGGCTTCGCGTCCGTCAGGACCATCTCGGTGCCGAGCATCCACCAGCAGTAGTCCACGTCCTCGTGGCGCATCACGAACATGTGAGCCCACACGGTCGTCAACTCGTCGCCGGCCTGCTGTTGCTGCGCCGGGTCGGTGCGGTTCCGGCCCTCGCGCGCCTGCCGCGTGCGGTCCAGCATCATCGTCCGCGAAGACAGGACCTGGCCGAGGTCGTACTGCCGCCATGCCTTCTGCGGGTCGGGGTGCTGCATCATCTGCAGTACGTCACCGGCGTACATGGGACGGATCCACTCGATGTAAGGGCTGGTCTGGGCGGGGTTGCGCCAGTCGCACATGGGGTCGAAACGCAGGTTCTCGGGCTCGATCAGGTCCACGCACGGCCGATCGGCGACGACGCGCTTCTGCGCGCGGCCCATGGCCTGCAGCTCGCCGGTCTCCGGGTCTGCCTGCGTCACCGGCTGGCTGAACTCGTCGAGTTCCGGGACCACGTCCTCGGCGACCCGGTAATCCCAATACTGGTGGCTGGAGCACAGCCCGTAGACCTTGGTGTCCTGGAACGCCCCGAGCACAGTCAGGAACCACGGAACCGTGTGCTTCAGCCGGTACTGCATGATGGACTTGGTGATCGCGGCACTCAGCACCGCCGACGGATCCGTCTCGTCCCACGGCGTGATGTCGGCGACCTGCGGCGTACTGAACACCGCCGCGGCCAGCCCGGCTTCGTGGCCCTTGATCGTTGAGCGCGTCTTCGGCCGGAAGGTCCGCGAGCGCTTGAAGTCCTTGTTGCTGTAGTTCGTCCCGGGGGCGTGCTCGCCGCGGAAGTGCGCCACCGACCGCTGCCACGTCGAGGTGACATTCATCTCAAGGTAGTCGGTCGAGGTCTTGTGGATACTGCGCGCCCGCGCCAGCAGCCAGTCGTCCGAGAACGGCACCGCGGCGCTGGTCGATGCGCCCCCGCCGGGGCTCGCCGGGGGGTCCTCCCCGTGGGGGAGATCATCCGCTGTGCGGCTGTAAATCGGCGCGCGGGTCTCGGCGACAGCGTTTGAACTTGGCATGGGTTAGAGCATCCTCTTCTGCAGCGGCTCGGGCGCCGCATCCGGAGCGATCACGTCACCCTTGAGCGTGCGCGGCAGCTCCTCGAACTGGCCGGGGTCGACGATCTGGACGCGGGAGATACCGTGGCGCTCCAGTATTTCCCCTCCTGCGCGAACTGCTGCAGCCGCAAGGTTGTTCATGTTGTACTTGGCGAGGTGCAGATGGTAGCCCTTCGTCAGGCTGACGCTGGGGCAGGTGATGACCACGACCCCGTTGTCCAGGTCGACCTCGACACCCCACTGCCGGTGGTTGTACGCCTTGACCAGGGCCTCGCCGACGCGCTTGCAGATGAACATCTCCAGCTTCGCCCGACGCGCCTCGGTGCCCTCGTGCAGGTAAATCTCGTTGTAGTCCGCCGTGATCTCGCGGCCGTTCAGACCGGGGAGCAGGATGCCGGGCGTACTCATCTTTTCATGTCCTCCAGCCACTCGGCGGCGATCAGAGCCCCGAACAGGGTCAGCGCCATCGGCACCGCCACGACCAGCACGCTCAACTGCGCCATGATCTTCACCCCGGTGAGGCCGTGGCGGAGGGCTCGGCAGGTCCATCGTCGGGTGCCACAGGCCCGATACTCAGGATCGTGCTTTGCGGATGGTGCTGCGCCAGGTACTTCTTGGCGTGCGCGATCGCCTGCTCGATGCTGGGCACGTCCTCGATGATCAGCTGTCGTTTCATGAGGAAGACGCATTCGTAGTTCACTCTGCGTCCTCGTCAAAGGCGCCCTCGTGGATCAGGAAGATCAGCTTCTGCGCCATGAAAGATGCCTCCAGCATGTCGGCGTCGTTCGAGTACACCCGCAGGTCGCCGTCCTTGTCACGGGCCATAATCAGGACGTAGTCCAAATTGTCCTTGAGCGCGCTTCGCAACGAGTCGTTCGGATCGAAGCGCGTCTGCGTGCTCGGCGTCATCTTGACCACGTCGCCCATCCCGCCCTCCTTAGGCCGCTTCCGGCTCAAATGCGTCGTCCGGTTCAAACGAGTGCTTGCCCAAGTCGCCCAGCGGCTCCGCGAAGGTGTGCGCCAGGGCGTCGCCTTCATCCGGGCTCTCCAGCCCCCGCTTCTTCATGTCCTTCTTGCGCTCGAGCCGCACGCGCTCCTTGTCGTCGTAGAAGTATTCCACGCCAATGAGGGCGGTCCGCACCTCCGGGTCCACCGGGATATCGCCGCCCTCCATCCAGGTCCGCATCGCCGCCCACATCTCGGCGCGCTTGTTGGCGTAGACCTCCTCGTCCCGAGCGGTCTCGCCAGCATTGACCTCCACCACATCATACCCCAGCATCCGCAGCCGGTCCACCACGCCAGCGCCGACACCCACGCCGTCGACGAAGCAGATCGGCGCCCTGAACTCCTTGATCGCCAGGACGACCTTGACCGCAAGCTCCATGGTGTCGATGCCGCGGTACTTCCGGAACTCGAGCACCTTGCGGCCCTGCCGGATGCAGATGACGCTTTTGTCGTCGCCGTAGCGCGCCACGTCCACCCCGATGACCACGGGGAGCATGCAATGCGCCTCGAACGGCAGTTCGCGCAGCATGGCCTTGTCGACCAGCTCGGACGACAGGAACTGCAGGCTGCCGCGGCGGGGGAACTGCCCGCGGATGCGAACGCGGACGTAGTCCGTGTCCTCGCCGCCGGCGGCGACGATCTGCTCCGCCAGCTCCTTCTTGTCGGTGAACCGGCTGGTCCTGGAGTCGACGTGCCGGGTCGTCCAGCGCACGTCCGTCTCGAAGCACTCCCGGAACTTGCCGGTGTTCTTGGTGGGATTGCCGAAGACGCACCAGATAGAGCGGGGATCGGTCATGGCGCCGTTGGTCACATCCCAAATCTTGTCCGGGATGCCTGACGCCTCGTCGAAGAGGATCAGCTTGTACCGGCCGTGCCGGCCGGCAAACGCCTCGGAGTTATGCTCGGTGTTGGGCTCCGCGCTGGCGTACCACGTTTCCGGGTGATCGACGTGGTAGAACCGCGTCGCCGACCACTTGAACCAGTGCGAATTGATGGCGCGCTTCCACCAGATCGCGAGTTCGCGCCAAGTCTTCGTGTTGAGCTGGGCCATGGTGTTGGCCGTG